ATGAAGTAAATGTCACGCAATGCTTAGAAGAACATGTATACACAAAACGCCCTGAAGAAAGCGAAACAGATTACACCAAAGCCGATAAAACAGATAGAAGAATAAATCAGACTTATTTAATAGTAGACAAACAAAATCAAGTTATTCAAAGCGTCGTTAGTAATGTGACACAACAGAATAATAAAATATCACAAATTACGCAAACGGTAGATGAATTAAATTCAAAAATCAGTGATATAGCAGATATAACAATATCTGGAGAAAGCAGCTTCGCAAATTTTACTTTAGATAACATAAATCAATCAGAACCTATTATGATTCGTGTTAGGCCAACAGTAAAAAATATTTCATATTTATATCCTCACGATGGATTGTTTCCAAGTGATGATTTATATATGCCTACAAGAACAATAAGATTTGCAAATTTAAAAGAATTTGAAGTAAGTACTGATATGCAATATGTTGATTATAAAAAATATTATTCTGAAAGTGGTGGAGAATACACATTATTAGTAAAAGGCACAGATTATAATGTAGGAGATACAATAGTAGGAACTGTTTATGAAAATAAATATTATGATTATGAATTGCCTGATGACCTTTTAATATACGACCAAAACCATTATGATGAATTTTATTTAGATTATGATAGTCAAACTTGTCAAGTAACAAAACGTTGTAAATATAATGCAGATGGTACTGTTGCGTTACTCGATGATGAAATAGTTACTGACTACCCGTACAATTCAATAATATTGACCGATGGTGATTATAATATTTCGTTGTTAAATTATGAATATGGTTATTTATTTACAAGATTAATGACTAAGAATATTTATACTAGCCAATTTGCAACAAAAGTTGAGGTAAATACAGCCATAACACAAACGGCACAAGATATTACATTACAAGTAGACCAAAAAACAAGCACAAATGAATTAATATCAAAAATTAATTTAAGCCCAGGCAACATTTTATTAGAAGGAACAGTAACAGCTAACGAGAATTTCAAAATATTAAACGATGGTTCAATAGTCGCAAAAAATGGTTCGTTTAGTGGTAATATTTATTTAGAAAATGGAGGTAAAGTCTTGGGCGGAGATGGCTTAATGTCTGTATTAAGATTTAATAATGATGGATTTGAAGGCGCTAATGGTTGGGGCAATGTAGGTTTTACATTAAAAACAGATGAAAGCGAATATGAATATATTGGGTGGCAATATTTAACAACATCTGTGCCATATTTTATTCCAGAAAATTTTACAATTACTGAAGCATATTTAGTTTTAGAATCAACTCCAATGTCTGCTCTTGTACAAAGTGGCGAAAAAGTGACCGGAACTTGTAAGCAATTGAAAGTTTACAATGTTGATAATTTGAATGGTGTTTTATATTATTATTGGAATTCGTACGGAAAATGGGTGGAAAATGATAGCGTATCTGGCACTGAGATTGTAAATGCTTTTGGAAGCGCTACATATACACCTTCTGTCACTACACTCGGAAGTACAGAACAGAAAATTTCAAATAATATTGCTTCATATTTAAGTAAAGGACGTCAATCATCATTAAACATTAGAACAAACATGGCAAAGCCACCGTTTAGAGTTGTAGATGAAGAATTAAATATTGATGATATAAGAGCAGTTGCACGAAATACTGGGGCAGTTAAAGCCAATCTATATGTTTATGGTTATATGAAATATGAAAATTAGAAAGGAAGATAATTATGACATGGGAAAATTTACCAAGTACAAACACGCCGATAACGGCTGAAAATTTGAATAAAATTGGAAAACCAATATATATAACAGAAGCCAATACAGATTTAAACGATTATACAACAGATGGCGTTTACTTTTTCAATGCAAATTATACACCAACAAATATACCAGATGGAGTAAATGGATGGTTACAAGTATTAAGTATAGGAGAGGCTGATAATTCAGACTTATTTGTAAAACAAATATGGTATAGAGCAGGGACGATAAATTCAAATGATTTTGAAACGTATGTAAGAACAAGGAGTTGGGAAGGAAATTGGAGCGCGTGGCAACGTCTTTTGACAACTAAAGACTTTAGTACAACACAGTTTCAAATTTATAATAACAGCGCCGCAACATACACAGTAAATGTTCCACATGTGAACACTAATAATATAAAAAGTGCATTAGTTATATGTGTTGACGGTGCATGGTTAATTTCAGTAGGAGGGCCTACTCAAGTATGGGCCATAAAACTTGGTGGGGCTTCAGCTAGAACAATGACCATAACAATAGCAGAACATACTACAACAAACGTAAAAGTTACACTAACATTTAATGATACAATTTATGGTGGAATCCAAGTTATAGCACCGTATTTTAATTAAAGAATAGGAGGAATAAAAATGGAAGTATTAAACTATATAATTGAAGAAAAATTAATATTAATACCAGTTTTATATACACTAGCAGAAATAATTAAAATGTCTAAGGTATTAAAAAATAAATATATACCATTAACTTTATTGGTTTTTGGCATTGGTTTGTCTGTTGCAATGGGGCATGATTCTTTAGTTGATAATATTATACAAGGAATTCTAGTGACTGGTGCAACAGTATTAACTAATCAAGTTATAAAACAAAGTGAAAAGGAGGAATAAACATGGCTAAAGTGTTAAGCAATTTGAGAATTACTCAACATTATGGACACAACGGACATAAGGGTGTAGACTTAGGAGCAACTGGCGATAGAAAAGTGTTTGCTAATGCTGATGGTGTTGTCGAAGCAATACAAACAGGAATACCAAACGCTAAAGGAAGTACAGGAACTAGGTCATGGGGGAACTATGTTTTAATAAGACATCCAAACGGAATGAAAACAAGGTACGCCCATTTAGAAAAAGTATTAGTAAAAAAAGGGCAGTCAGTTAAAGCAGGTCAACAAATTGGAGTGCAAGGTAATACAGGAAATTCATACGGCGTCCATTTACATTACGAAGTTTATAAAAATGGTACAAGAATAAATCCAGAACCTTATATCGAAAATCCAGTGTATAAATCTTCTGCTCCCACAGGCTATTTATATTCTGCTTATGATAATGTTAAAAATAAATGGCTGCCTAGTGTAAGAACTGGAACAAATGCGTATGCTGGTAATTTTGGCAATGCTATAAGTGGATTCAGAATGCAAACATTTACATATAGAGTACATGATAAAGTTAAAAACAAATGGCTACCATGGGTGACTGGTGATAAAGACTATGCAGGTAATTTGCCTAATGATATTGATGCACTACAAATTAAAGGTGCTGATTATAGAGTACATGACAAAGCCAAAGGCAAGTGGCTACCATGGGTACACAGCACAGATAATTACGCTGGAAACTTAAAACATAGTATTGACGCAATACAAGTAAAATAAATAAAAAAAAGACTAATTTACACAAAAATTAGTTTTTTTACAAAAAAGTATTGACACGTAGTTTAAAATATGTTATATTGAGTATAACAAAGGAGGGATAAAATGAAAAGACGAGTTTTAAAAGATTGGGTGGTTAATACATTAGTGATAATTAACATATTCATTTTTTGCCTATTATCAGCCGAATACAGCGACTTTTTATTGCAAATAGTGTTATCTATCGTCGGGCTATGTTTCGTCGCTCTAAACGGCAAAATAATAGCAAAATACGGCAACTTAAAATAAAAGGAGTGATTAGAAAGTGTATAAGTTTAAAAAAGAACTAAAAAATGAAGCGTTAAAAGGGCGCACAATAACTTATCTTGCCAACGAAATTGGAATAACCAAGGTTTATTTAACTAATATATTGAATGGAAAGAGAGAATGTTCTAAGGTCGTTGCGTATAGTATAACTAAAGTTTTGAATAATGAAAAAGAATTAAAAGATTATTTTGTTAAGAAAGAGGTATTGTAAATGACATTAAAAGAATTATGCGAATTAGGAGCAGAGGCAACTTATGAAGCGGTAAGTTGGTATATACATAAAGACCCACATTATAGACTTAAATATAGTTTTGAGGATTATTTAGAAGAACTAGACATATGTCCTAGATGTGGAGAATTACAGGAACGCGGCGAGATGGTATATCACGCATGGGATGGACAAGGTTACGAAGAATTAATTTGTCCAAGTTGTAGAGAGGATGACGATATATAATGTTTTTCTGGAAAAAGTTTATTGTAAAACAATACAGAAAACTTTATTTGGATAGGCTTGAGGAAGTGAAAAAGAGGATGGCACACGAAACTTTTAAATCAAAAACAGAAATATTTAATTATTTAAAAGAGCAACCTGAATTGCGGAGATTTATGGAATTTGCAGAAACGAGGTTGAACAGAAGTGGTAGAAAATAGAAGACATAAAGGGGAAATTAAAAACAAAATAGAACAAAAAAGATTTGATGATGATATAAAAAAAATACGCCATGTATGTAAATGTGGACATACTTTATATTTTAGAAAAGAACTTGATTTTGCATATTGTGACGTTTGTTTTAGAACAGTTTATCAAGATGCAAAAACTGAATTTAAATATAAATTATTAGAAGCAAAGGGCGAACTTCAAGGTTTTATGGCAAACGATGCAACAAGAAAGAAAGTAAAATAAATGGCAAAAAAGAAAATTTATAAATGCTGTATTTGCCATAAAATATTAGAAGATAAGCCCATAAGACTTGTTAAACAAGTTTATGGCGGAGAATATAATGATAAATTTGTAATAAAAAGCAACTATGATTTTTGCAAGCGTTGCTATTGGAAGTTTCACAGTTGGATTTTAAAACATGAGGAGGTAAACAATGGAGATTAAATATTATGAAGAATTAATTAAGACTTATAAAAAAACAATTATAAATCTTGTAAATAAAATTGATAAGCAATATGCAATTATAACTGCATTGACAGTATCATTAATCATAGCAATTGCCGTTATCATAATTGGAGTTTTAATTATTAATGATTTAAAAATGCAACTCTTCTAAAATACCAAAAAAGGTATTGACAAAATACCTAAAAAGTGATATGATGGTATTGTTAGGAGGTAGATAAAAATGGAAAAGAAAAAACTTCACATTGATATTAGCAGTGAAGTTAAAGAAAAGCTAGATATTTTGGCAAGGCAACGTGGAATTAAAACTAATGAATTAATTAGATTTATTTTATCAGAATATTTACTCAAAGGGGGTAAATAATGACACGTGAAGAATATCTAAAAGAATTAAATAAGGCGTTTGGTGATTTTAAGTTTTATGAAGAAACTCATTTGTATACATATAAAGACAAGCCAATAAGCATTGGTGCAACTGGTTTGATAGGCCAATATGAAAATGAATTCAAACAACAAGAAATTGCTGAAAGAGTTGCTGCTAGAGATAATAAATCGGTTCAAGAAGTATTAGATGAATGGAAGTATAAAAATGATTTTGCTTGTGAAAAAGGGAGTACTTGTCATGAGTATGCACAAACAAATTGGAGTCATGAAAGTTGGACACCTAAAACATTTGATGGTTCTATTGAATTTGAAAATGCTATATGTAAAATATTTGAACAAGCAGATAATTTTTATGAAGATTATAAAGATAGACTAGAACATTTATATGATGAATATATAATTGGTTCTGAAGAATATGATATTGCCTCAGCAATAGACCATTTATTCATAAATAAACTAACTGGTGGACTTGTGTTAGTTGATTATAAAACAAACAGCTATATGACTGGCTATAACAAAAAAGCATATAAAAAAGCAATGAAAGTGCCGTTAAATCATTTGAACGACGATGCTTTACATCATTATTACATACAACTTTCAATTTACAAGTATATAGTTGAAAAATACACTGATTTAACAATTGAAGAAATGTTTATAGTGTATATGAGTGAAAATATTGATAATTATGAAATTGTCGAAATACCTTATCTTAAAAAGGAAGTTGAAGAAATATTAGAGAGTAGGAGGAGAAAAAATATGAATAGTATAGGAGTATTATTAATGGGGGCTTCAGGAACAGGAAAAAGCACAAGTTTAAGAAACTTACCATCTGAAGAAACAGCGATAATAAACGTCACAAATAAACCCATGCCATTTAAAAACAAAAATGGCTTGAAAATAGTGAATTGTACTAATTATGAACAAATGATTAGTGCTATTATTAAAACTAAAAAAAGAATTATAGTTGTTGATGATAGTTCTTATATGATGACTTTTGAAAACTTTGATAAAGCAACTCAAAAGGGTTATGATAAATTTACAAACATGGCAGTAAATTATTATAATCTTATAGAAACACCCAAAAAATGTGATGGAGAAAAAATAATTTATTTTATAACTCATGAAGAAATTGATGAGAATGGCATATCACATCCTAAGACAATTGGAAAAATGTTGTCACAACAATTAGTAATTGAAGGTTTATTTAGTATAGTTTTAAGAAGTATGCAAAAAGAAAATCAATATGTTTTTCAAACACACAATGACGGGACAAGCGTATGTAAAAGCCCAATAGATATGTTTGAAGATGATTTTATACCAAACGATTTAGCAGAAGTCGATAAAATTATTCGTGAATATTATGAATTTAAACCAATTACTGAAAAATTAGAAAAAGTTGAAGAATAATTAAAAATATGGTACAATTATATTGTCGAGTAAGTAAAGAGGATTTATATAAGCATTGGTGCTTACTCGACATAAATACCAGTGCTTGTATAAGTCCTTTTTGCTTAAATAAATGGCAAGAAGGAGGTGTAAGCATTGGAAGAAAAATGTTATACAGTTTATATGCATGTTTGCCCTAATAATAAAAAATATATTGGTATAACTAAGTTAAAACCAAATGATAGGTGGGTTAATGGAAAGGGATATAAAACTTGCGTTTTGTTTAACAATGCCATAAAAAAATTTGGTTGGGACAATATACAACATATAATATTGTTTAAAAATTTGACAAAAGAAGAAGCAGAAGAAAAAGAAATTAAACTAATAAAGAAATATGAATCAAACAATCGTAAATATGGTTATAATATTGAAAATGGTGGACATGTAAATTGTGTAAATGAAGATACAAAAAATAAAATTTCAAAAACAATGAAAGAAAAAGAAATTTATAAAAGCAATCCAAATTGTTTTAGGAAAGGACATAAACCATGGATGGCTGGAAAAAAACACACTGCGGAAACATTAAAAATAATAAAAGAAAAAAGAGCAAAGCAAAAAATTTTTTCCAATAAGGTTTTGTGTATTGAAACAAATGAAGTATTTGAATCTGCAAAAGATGTAGAAAAAAAATATGGTTTTAATGCCAAAAGTATTAGACGTGTGTGTTCTGGAGAAAGAAAAAAAGCATATAATTTTTCTTGGGAATATATAGAACCCAAAAATAGAAAAAATAAAAAATATTATTAAGGAGGATTCAAAATGAAAAAAATTGAAAATTGGGATGATATAGAGGTAAAAGAATTTAACGAAAACGAAAAATTTGTTTTAGGCGGTAAAGAATGTAAAATTGTAAATGTTAAAAATTTTACATATAGCGGTGTAGAAAAAATATCTCTTGAATTAGATGTTATTCAAGAAGAAAACAAAGACTATTATCAAAAAAAATACGATGAAAGAAATGAAAACGCAAAATTTTGGGACGATGGTGCTACAATTTCATTTTTTGCGGAACCAACGGAAGATAAAGATAAATCATATATAAAAGGTTTAATGAAAGCAATTGAAAGTTATAATGATGGTTATACATGGAATTGGGATGAAAAAAGCTTAAAAGATAAAAAAATAAATGTAAACTTTTCATTAAAAGAATATCAAGGAAATGATGGGAAAATTTATACAAAGCCACAAGTTAGTAGATTTGTAAATAGTAAAGATAATTTTAGAAAAGATTTTATTCCAAGTGTTAGAACTTTAAATAATGGATTTATAAGATATGAAGAATATAAAGGAACTTCATCTGAAAATAAAATTGAAGAATTCGGCGACGTTGTCGAAATTGACGACGACTTCTTAGAATAATGTAAAGGCAACTTAAAAAGTTGCTTTTTTTATAAAAAAGGTTTGACATTTTGTAAAAAATACTTTATAATTAATTTGTAGGGTAAAGGAGGTAAAATATGTATTATGCAATTAAAGAAAAATTTAACATTATTAATCAACGAGAAATTGCTAAAATTGTTGGTTTAAATGAAGGAACTTTGAGCAGAATTATCAATAATAAACAAACTACTAGCAAAAGAACAGCATATTGTATCGTTAAAGCAATTCATAAAGACGCCGAAATTGAAGAATTTTTTGTTAAGAAAGGAGAATAAAAATGGCTAAAAAAAGCTTTATATTATATCACGACCAAAAAGAAGTAGTTGATGAATTAAACGACGAACAAGCAGGAAAATTATTAAAAGCCATTTATGAATACAATGTGAATAAAAAAATAACTTTGACCGGGTCATTAAAACTTGTATTTATTCCTTTTAAAACTGCATTTGATAGAAACAATGATAAATGGGATGAAACAGCCGAAAAAAGAAGCCAAGCCGGTAAAAAACATACAGGCAATCAATATACTAGAAAAAAAGAAAAAGAAATGGAACAAATGGAACAAGTGTTCCAAAATGGAACAAATGGAACTGTTAGTGTTAGTGTAAGTGATAGTGTAAGTGATAATGTAAATGTAAGTGTAAGTGATAATGTGAGTGTGGGTGTTAATATACCGTCTACCCCCGCCCCCGTTTTTGATTTTTGTCTTTCTGTTTTTGGTGAATATGATGAAAAAGATCTAGAAAAAAGTTGCAAAAGATTTTTTAAATATTACAAAGAGAAAGACTGGGCTGGTGTTAATAATTGGCAAGATAAATTGGAATTATGGATTGATGAAGATATTGAGGGCGGAAAAATAAAAATAAAACAAGATGAAAAAATTGACGAGGCTGGGTTTAAATATAAAAACGGTAGGAGGATTTTATAATGCTGACGATTAAAGAAGAAAACAGAGATAAAATTGAACGTGAGTTTTTGGCACTTGTTTTGAATAAAAACGAAGTTATAGAATTATTGCAAATAAAACCCAACGCTTTACATAATCCGAAAAATAGGAAATTATTACAATATGCTGTCGAGTGTTATAAAGAACATCAGATTGTGATGCCGACTGAGATTATCAAAGTGCATAAAGATTTTGACGTTGATTATTTTAGTGATATTTTAGTTAATGAGTTCTGGCACGAGAATGGTTGGAAAGAACAATTTGACCTTGCTCAAGAAAGTATTTTAAAATTTTATAAAGAAGATATAATTAAGCAACTTAACGAAAGATTAAAGGCGAATGTTATTTCTTATGATTATTTCATGGAAAATATGAAAAAATTGGACGAAATTCAACTATTGGAAAATTCAACTGAATTAACTAAGGAAGAAATATTAGAAAGCATTAACGAAGACAAGGCAAGAATTAATTTGAACAAGTTTGAAAAGTTGAATAATATTTTAAAATTAGTACAAGGCGATTTTTTGATTATTGGTGCTACAACTGGTGCTGGTAAATCTGGGTTAATGATTAATTTAATGGCTGACTTGATGAATAGTTTTCAATGTATATATTTCAATATGGAAATGAGTAAAAGCACGATTTATAAAAGAATTATATCTGTGAATGCAAATATTAAAGTCAATGACGTGGAACATCCTAAAAGCGAATATCAAAAGGAACTTATTAATAAAACGCTTGATAAAATTGAAGAGGCGAAGTTGATTATTGAACACAAGGCGAGTGATATGACCATGATTAAATCAACAATCGCAAAAATGAAAGATAAAGACAAACACACAATCGTGTTTATAGACCATTTGGGATTAGTTAAAATTGACGGGGCAAAGTCATTATATGAACAAGCGACAGAAGTGGCTAAAGAATTAAGACAGATATGTTTAGAGTATGATTGCACGATTATTAGCGCAAGTCAATTAAACCGTGGGGCTTATTCTAGTGATGAGATTACTTTATCAATGTTAAAAGATAGTGGCGAGTTAGAAAATAGTGCAAGTAAAGTTATATTGCTTTACAAGGATAAAGAGGCAGATAAAGAAGATTTAATGCAAAAAATGTTATTTGATGTAGCAAAAAACCGAGATGGTTATACTGGGCTAATTAATGTTATTTATGACAAGGAAAAACAAATATTTAGAGAAAATAATTAAAAAAGGAGGTTTTATATGTTAAAAATTATTGTTTGTTTAATAATTGGTTATTTCATTGGAATGGTGAGTTGTTTAATACAAGTACTACACATGGAAAATAAACATGACGGAAAAATTGGCGAGATATTAGACGGAGAAAACGATGAATAATCTCATAATAGTCGACACGCGTGAAAAAGGACATCAGTCAATTTTGAAATATTTTGATAAAGTCGGGCAAGATTATATTATTAGTAAATTAGATTTTGGAGATTATATGTTATATAACAATTATGATGTTGTTATTGATAGAAAAAACAATTTGTTAGAACTTGCGGGGAATTTATGTCATACATTGGAACACGAAAGAATAAACAGAGAAATAAAAAGGGCGAAAGATGAAGGGGTTAAAGATTTTATATTTTTGATTAGTGAAAGCAAAATCAAAACGATTGATGATATTAAAAATTGGTCTTCGCCACATACTAAAGTAAAAGGCAGTACGTTGTTAAAAATAATGTCGACAATGGCGAAACGTTATAAGATTAGGTTTATAATATGTGCAAGAAAAGATATGGGCAAGAAGATAATAGAATTACTAGGAGGTTAAAATATGCAATATTGGTTATTTGCGTTTAAAAAAGGCGCAGGGAATTTATTAATAGGCAAGTACGACGAATATAAAGACGCTTATATTGAGCGTGATAGATTAGACCCATTGGAATATGAATGTGCTGATATATTAGCGATGGAATGGGGTCGAGAACCGAAGGTTATTAGTAGTCTTAGTTTTGAAGTAAGCAAGAATAAGATTTTGAGAAAGAGTAGGTAAATAGTGAAAATGAATGAAGAAATAAAGGAAATATTAGAAGACGTTAAAAGACATTTAGATTATGTAGAGGCAACTAAACAAACTTCTATTAGAGATAATGAAATGAAAGCAATGTATTATTACATAACTAACCTACAAGAAGAAAATCAAAAATTAGTTGAAGAACTAGAAAAACGAAACACAAAACTAACCAAAAAACTAAACGCAATAGAAGACATTATACTAAGCAATTTCACTCAAGAAACATTTGACGATGAAACCTACATGGAATATCATCAGATACCAGAAAAAGAAGTGAGGGAAATATTGTCAATTTGTCAAAAAGACTAATCTATGTTATAATTTATATGTGAGTCAATTCTCACAGCCCCTTTTTATTCTTTTATGAAGAATAGGTTATTTACAACTTCCCTATTCTTTTTTATTGACATTTTCATATACTTAATGTTATAATTACAATAAATAATAAATAAAGGGGTGTGATTACATGAGATTAGAAATCAATCCGACCTGGAATTATAACTCATTACTTCAACACATCAGAGGCTTAAAGTCCCAATACAAGGGGATTTTGGCCTCTTTTTCATCTTTCGACATAAAACGCTGCATACTTTTCCGTTTACGCACACGTAATCAAATTTACGCTTTAAACGTGCCATATTGGAAGAAAGACAGGGTCTGGGAATATTTGAACGATTATGAAACTTTCGACGTCCTAGAGCGCTTAAAATAGCAAAATAGACAATTTTAAGTTTTAATGTTATAATTTTTAAAGAAATTAGGAGGAAAATTGATGGAAAAATTAAAAATTGAATATGTCAATATTAATGATATAAAACCTTATGAGAAAAATGCTAAACTACATCCAAAAGAACAAATTGAACAAATTAAAAAATCTATTGAACAATTTGGCATGAATGACCCAATTGGAATATGGAAAGATGAAATTGTCGAGGGGCATGGCAGATTATTAGCATTAAAGGAGCTTGACTATAAAGAAGTGCCTATAATTAGACTTGACCATTTAACCGATGAAGAAAGAAAAGCTTATATATTAGCCCACAACAAGTTAACAATGAATTCTGATTTTGATATTGATGTTTTAAATGATGAACTTGATGACATTTTAAATATTGACATGAGCGACTTTGGATTTGACATTGATTTTGATTCAGAAGAAGAAAAAGAAATAATCGAAGATGAAGTGCCTGAAGTACCTGAAGAACCAAAAGCAAAGCTAGGCGACATTTACCAATTAGGAAATCACAGATTAATGTGTGGAGATAGTACAAATATTGATGATATAAAAAGATTATTAAATGGTAATAAAATAAATATGGTTTATAGTGATGCTCCTTATGGCATATCAATAGTAAACGATAAGACACATAAGGTTGGTGCTGAGAATCTTGCTAAAAATAAAGAATATTTAGAAGTTAAAGGTGATGACACAACTGATACTGCAAAAGATTTTTATAATAATTGTGTTGATTTGCAGATAGATAATTATATTTTATGGGGTGGCAATTATTTTACTGATTTTCTACCATTTAGTGCAAGTTGGATAATATGGGATAAAAGAGTAGATATGAATAGTAATAATTTTGCTGATGGTGAAATGGCTTGGTGTAGTTTTAAAACGCCAGTAAGAATATATCACCAATTATGGAACGGTATGATTAGAGAGGGAGAACACGAAAATAGAGTTCATCCAACCCAAAAACCAGTTAGAATGCAAACTGAAATATTAAAAGATTTTACAAATGAAAATGATAATATTTTAGATGGGTTTGGCGGAAGTGGTTCAACCTTAATGGCTTGTGAACAAACTAATAGAAATTGTTTTATGATTGAATATGAGCCGTCTTATATAGATGTAATAATCCAACGATGGGAAAACTTTACAGGAGAAAGGGCTGTAAAAATTAATGATTAAAGAATGTTTTAAATTATTAAAAGATTACAAAGGCAGGTTAACAAAGCAACAATATAGAACCTTTAAAGGACAAATACTACATGGTGACATAGAAGGATTTAGAAAAGGCTTATTTAATTTAATGAAATTACAATATACAAAATAAAGTGAGGTGATATAGTGGCTAATCGTGAAGACAATTTAATACCACAAGCACATGTATTAACTGTCGAAGAAGCGTCCAAAGGTGGTATTGCTAGTGGCAAAGCTAGACGTAAAAAAGCCACTATGTTGCAGACGTTAGAACAACTTCTTAATGAAGAAAATAAAAAGAGTGGTAAAACGTACAAAGAATTAGCAACGTTGGGGCTTATCAAAGGCGCAGTTAATGGCAGTGGTAAGAATTATGAAATAATACAGCAACTCATG